GAACCCAAACAAAGCCACTGACGATGCGACGTTGACTGACCTCTTGCAGATCATTAACAATGTCGCTTTCTGTCCACCTCAGGCTGAATTGGAAAACAAGGGGAAAACCCCTGTGCGTGCTGAATTCTGTGTCGGCACCACTAACACTGCTCACTTGAATGCGGCCGCGTGGTTCTGCAATCCTGTGGCTGTGCGGCGACGCTTTCCATTCTTGGTTAAGCTCAAGGTTAAGCCAGCTTATGTTAAGGACACTGCTCCTGACATGCTGGACCCCGCGAAGGTTCCTCTGCCAGACAGCGGCGACTATTCTGATATTTGGCTCATCGAGTTGTATTCAGTAGACGTCGTCACAGTAGATGATGATGGCCGTCAAGATACAGTTGAAACTCTTGTCGATAAATTCGACTCGATTTACGCTTTCATGGCGCATTTTTCTCGTTTGGTGCGAACATTTCGTGTCAACCAAATCAAGGCAGCGGGCGTGGACAAAGCTATCAGCAGCGTCACTTTATGTCCTTATTGTGATCTGCCAAATCGACATTGTGCGTGCCGTTCCCTCATGGTTCAATCTGGGGATGTTACCAACAGCACTAATTACGAAGTCTACACTTCTGTGGATAGTCCGGTGCACCTTAACTGGGTGGAAGGACTCACTGCACTCGGTTTGACGGCCGTTGCTTTCAGGGACGACATTTCACAAGTCTCCCGTGCTGTTAGCGGTGCAGCAGTTAGCTACTCGCGCGATTATCTCATAAAGTACATGCGTGATTTGGCCTCCAAAGTGGTCAAGGATATCGTTAAAGATAAGCGAGTTTGGCTTTTTCTAACTGGTTGTGCTCTTGCGGCTGCTGGTTACAAGATGTACCACAGTTTCACAGAGGAACTAAAGTTGCAGGCGGATCATCCAACTGCTTCTGATGTTCGCACGATCGGTGTCCGACCCCCATCCGCTGGTGATGAATCTGAAAACTTCTACCACCAAAAGGATGATTACCGGGCCGACATGGTTGTGTCAGAGAAATCTAAATCATGGCGTTCCTTGGAGAGGACCGCTGTGAATAAGAAGATCTCTAACAGTGTGGTTCACTTGACCATGCGCCGCGAAGTCAATGGTGAAACAATCACTCGTCTTGGCCGTGCCGTATGTTTGGGTGGAAGACTCTATGTGACGGACAATCACGTCATCCCAGAAGGGATATGCGAGATGACTGTTACTAGGGAGTGCCATGCTCCGGGCTTGACCACTAACATAGTGCGTCTGTTTGATGACAGGGCGGCCGTCCGTGTACCAGAATCGGAGCTCGTGTTTTTCCAACTGCTTGATTCTTTTGATTGCCCCGACATAACTCCTCTTTTGGCCAAGGAGCCACTTAAAGTGTTTTGTCC